TCAGGCGCTTTTCATCGCCTGGCGGTTGAATGTGGGCCCGTCAACAATCAAGGTTTCCCGCAGCCGGATATATCGATCGGTCATTGCCGGGGACGCGTGTCCGGCGAGCAATTGGGCGTCTTTGCCCTGGCGCTTCGCGTCCGTCAGGGACTTGGCGCGGATATCGTGGATGTTGGCGTCCTGGACGCCAGCTGCTTCGACCGCTTCGCGCCATCGATCCCTGGTCGTGCCGTAGGAGGGTGCGCCCTTGCCGTGCGACCGCGTCCGAAACAAGGTTGGCGCCAGGACGTTGCCATTGAGTGCGTTGGCGCGCACGACAGCATCGCGTAACTCCGGAACCCAGCGAACAAGTAACTTCGCTCCAGTCTTTTCCTGCTCAAACACTATGCCGTCCTCGGTGAGGTCTGATCGCTTGATGGCCAGAACGTCGCCCACGCGCTGCCCAGTGAGGTAGAGCAAATCCATAATGACCTGCATGCGTGGGTTAGCGTGGTGGTAGATCGCCGCGTACTCCGCGTCGGTGATGTACCGCTTGCGCTTGCCTTCGTTATGACGCTTGATGCCGATGCAGGGGTTGCTATCTACCAGCTGCCACTCTACGGCATAGACAAATACAGTCTTTAGGAACGACAGGACCCGGTTTGCCATATTCGGCGTATCTGCCATATCGACTTTCAGCGCAGCGACATGCTTCGGGCGCACCTGATCCGGGGCGAATTCGGCGAAAGCGTCTTTGATCCGCGCCGCCGCAATCTTGTACTGCTGGATGGTGTTGGGAGATAGTTTGGGGGACACTTGGGTCAGTACCTTTTCCACAAGGTCAGCCATACCCCCTCTGGGGTTATCAAACCGTCGCGCGTACTCGGCCAATGCCGTAGGCAGATCCGCAGCCAGCCGCGTCCACTTCCCGCCCTTGACGTAGTAATACGCCCCGTGCTTTTCATAGACGCAGGGCGGCAAATGCCTGTCAGACTTGCGCGGTCTGCCCATTTCTCAGCCTCATTTGCGGTTCCCGAGTCGGGATTGTATCGGCCTTCTCGACGTACCGTCGGTAGACCAGGATGGTGCCATCAGGCCGTACTTGATATCGGATGCCCAGGGCTTTCAGCACCTTAACCTGTGCTGTGCGCCGTTGCTTGCGGGTGATTTCCTTTATCTCAGCGGCGGTCAGGGTGAGCATATCGCCTCCAAAACAAACCCCGGCAGGGCCGGGGTATCGGTGATCAATTCAAATATCGGGGGCGCGGCCGCCGCCTGGTTCGTACCAGGCTGGAGGCGGCCCCGACGCCGGCGCCGATGACGACGGCCAGCGGCACCGCCAGGACGAGTAGGGCGGTCACGGCTTGGGCTCCTGATTGGGGGCGCCCAGGGCGTGGAACTCCACAACCCACACCCAGGGGTTGGAAGCCCAGGTACCGTCGCCGTTGATTTCTCGCCACAGCCGGGCGAAACCCTGTCGGTAGGTGGGGGGCGCTTCGGCGTGGACGGTGGTGTTGTCGGCGGCATCCAGCCACGCCGGGGAGCAGCCTTCGGCCATGGCGTCCGCTTCGCTGATGTCCTGCAGGCGCTCGACTCGCACGCGCGTGACTTCCAGCACCAGACGACAGGCGCTGCGCGGCATGTGGATACTGGGCCGCCAGTGGTCGCTGAGCCGGCCTTGGGTGGTGCCCACCGCCGCATACACGAACGGGCCGTCTTCGTCTCGTTCGGCCGCCATGGCATGAATGGCGTAGGCCCACGTCTCGCGCACCCACAGCCGGTCGCCGGGTTGTCCGTAGGGGCACTTAACCGCGCGCTCATGGGGCATGTGCTTGTAGACCATAAAGGCGTGCCCGTCATCGACGCGGACGCACTGCCACCCGTCGGGGTCGTTTTCTGGTTGGGAGAAGTATTCCAGGCCTTTCCCGCGCCGCGTCAGCGTCTTCGTGCCGGCCAGGAGGGCGCGGACCATGGACGCATTGAAGAGAATAGGGCGTTCGATCATCGTTCCTCCCGTTCTTCCTTTTCGATTTCTCGGCTGAGCCAGCGGTGCAGGGCCAGGGCGAGCGCCACGACGGCGCCCAGGGCGATGCCCAGCAGGGCGAGGTAGGGCAGGTCAGGCATGGTCGCCTCCGTCCTTGTGGTCGGGGTGGGCGGCATCGTCAATCGCGATGACGACATTCATGAACCGCACTTCGTTTTTCGGGACACCAAATGCCTCGTTGAGTGCGGCGATAAATCCCGCAGTGAACCAGCCGCAGCCCATCAGGCGCAGCGCGCGGTATCTGGTCATTTGGACGGCTCCTTGCGCGCGGACAGGGCTGCGCAATCCAGCTCTCCGGAATTTCCGGATAGCTCAGCTATTAGAGGATTTCGAATAGCTCCCGGTTGCGCGGACAGGGCGGCGCGGGCGTACGCTTTCGCCCATTCCAGCAAAGCGCCGGCAAAAGCTGAAGGAATGATCGGTGCCCATTCGTGGGGAATAGGCGGCAGCGCCACATCGTCTACACCCTCTACCGCCGTGGGCGCGGGGGTAGCCTGCTCGATCAGATCGCGCATCACGTCGGCACGGTGCCAGCCCAGGTACTTCACTGGCAGCTTGCCGGACTGCACCCATTCCTGGATGAAATCGGTCTTGTCCTGCCATTCGTTGTAGGCGGCGCGCAGCTCGGCCTCGGCGCTGGCCTGGGGCGCGGCATCCAGAATCGCCTGCACCAGCCCGACCGCGTTATCTTGGGTGCAATCGTTGGCGAAATTGCTCAACGCCGCGTCCACGTTGGGCAGTCCGGCAATGCGCAGCGCCTCTTGCCGATCCGTGGACTGGACCGTCCCGGCTACAGGGCTGGCCTGGGGCGCGGCATTCTCGATGGCATCCAGCGCACGCATCCAGGGGCAATTGCTGCTGCTGTGTTCGCCGATTTCCACCAGCAGATGGTCAGCAATGGCGTTCGCCAGCTTGTCGGCCATGTCGTGGTACTCGTCGCGCACGGCCATGACCTCTTCGAGTTGCTTGTCCAGCGATTCGTTGATAGCCCGCAGTCTCTGATTGTCGGCCGCGAAGCCGTGCTGGTGAATAACCGGCTGCGCCTCCCCGGCTACAGGGGCGCTTGCCACACCTAGTAGGCGGCGCAGCGCCCATTCTGCGCGATTGCTCGGTCCCATGGAGTAGCCAGGCTGGTCATCCGGCAATTCGTCCAACAGGTCCAGCGCCTCGCCCAGCTTTGCGATGTCGTCGCGGTCCACGTTGACCGTGGCGACGCCTGTGTCTTCCGCGTCGTCGCAGAAGGTGAACGCAGCGCGCGCCACCGCGATCAGCCCGGTGACGGCCTGCCGTTCGACTCCGGACAGAGCTACAGGGGCGCTTGCCATGATGGCGTCCAGCGCGGTAGAGGCCCGTCGTGCGTCTTGCAGAATATCGCCGGTATCAAGTCCAGCGTCGATTTTGTCCACCAGCTCGTATAGCGCCTGTTCGAGCGGCAGTGTGGAATCAGCCACAGAGGCGTTTGCCAGGGCGGCGCGGGCTTGCCAGACCCTCCACCCGTGTTCGACAGGCCATTTCACATAGTCGCCGGTGTCCAAGCGCTCGTAGGCATCACTGCGGCGGTACTGCCCGTGCATGGAGTTCCAGGTTTCAAACGCCGCCCGTTCATCGGCTACAGGGGCGCGCAGCTTGGACAGCAGGGCGGATTCGATGGCGCGGCCGTTTCGGATCATCCGTGCTTCGGATTGGCCGTAGAGGGTCACGGTCAGAATTTCGTCATCCGTCAGCACGGGCTGGGCGGCTTGGGTGGGGGTGGTCATGCTGCTTTCCTGTTGAACGTATCCCAGGCCTTAAGGTAGGGATGATTGCGGCCCTTCTTCCACGTCTCGTCAATGATGAGAGACAGGCTGATTTCGCCCTCTTGGGCGTTCAGTTGCTCCCGGCAGAACCGGATGAAGGGGAGGATGGCGCCGCCGATCTCATTGGGGTGGAAGGCGTAGGGGTTGCTGGGTGTGGCCGGCGCTGCCTCGAATAGCCCAAGCTGATTCATGCTGCTTTCCTTTGCAAGAATTCAAGCGGCGCATTGGCCTGGATCAGCGCGATAGCCGGCGGTGGGCTGACGCTGTTGCCGACCATATGCACCTGCTGGGTCTTGGTGAATACCCGTCCGTCGTGGCCGTGGCTGATGATGTATTCCTTCGGGAAGCCCTGAAGGTCGTACAGCTCGGCCGGCGTGAGCATGCGCAGGCGGATATCGACCACGACATAGGGCGTGCCGCGGATATGCACAGTGACAAGCGCCAGGCGGTCGCGCGTCGTGAGGGTGCTGGCTGGGTCGCGCAGGTCGCCCCATTGGCCGCCCTCGCCGTAGTAGCGCATCAGGAAGGCTGCTACCTGCAATGCCCCGGCCTCGTCGCCCGGCGACAGGTCATACTCGACCAGGCCGTAGCGGGCCGCGCCGGCCAGGACGGTCTGCGCCGGGTCACGCACATCCGACCCGACGACGTTCTGGCTCATGGCCGTCAGGTGGGCCGCAATCAGTCCGTGGTGCTGCCCAGCGGCTGCCATGGTCGACAGCGGTTCATCCGCTGCCGTTCCGATACTGTGCTGCCTTAGTGTCGTGAGGTGTGCCGTAATCAGCTGCTGCTGGCTGCCGGTGTTTGTGATCGTGGACGCTGCCCGGCGTAGATCATGGGCCGGCGTGGCGTTGTAGCCGCCGTTGGCCTGAACCATGAACGCTACCGCCGCCGAGAATCCGCCATTGCTGGCGGTCAGTGTGCCGACCGGATCAGCTGGGTCGTTGCAGCCGTAGGACCAACGCCGCGCGCCGGGCTTTCCTTCGCCGTGGCCGGCCTGGACGAGGTAGCCGGAGGCTACTGCGTGCTTGACGCCGCCCGCTACCGCCACGCCGAGTGGTTGCCCAATATCGAGGCTGCGGGGCTGCTGGCCCTGGCGTTCTCCGTACCCGGTCTGGATTAGGGTAGGCGTTGCGACCATCAGTTCGCCGCGGTTGGCCCCGGTTATTGTGCGCGCGGGCTCCCGGATGTTGTGCACGCGGTCCGCGCCTTGATGGGTGACCGGCACGATGAACGGATCCGCGATGTCCAGCACGTAGCGCTTCATGCCGCGAGCAATCCGACGCATCGTGGCGTCCGCCAGCGGGCGCTTACGGCCGAATATGCTCTTGCCTTCGACGCTCCAGTCAATGCCGTCAGCGGCCGCACGCCAGCGCTTCTGGCCCTTGGCAGGCTTCTTGTGGTGCGTGGCCTGCGGCCAGGTGATGGGCATGCCATCGCGGCGAGCCATCATGAACAGGCGTGTGCGCGTGGTGCCGGCGCCATAGTCCGCGGCGTTCATCTCGCGCCACTCGACGGCGTACCCCATCCCGCGCAGGATAGCCACCAGGCGGCGCCAGTGGCGACCGACATCTTTCGGATCCGGGATCAAGTACTGATTTTGTACCGGTACCCGTTCGCCAGGTTCAGCGACACGATTCACCTTGCGACCGAACTCGTCGGTGATCTCTTCCAGCGTGACAACGCGGCCGGTGCGAGGGCACCGCTTCGCGATCAGCCGACCCCATTTCAGGATCTGGACGACGTTCTCCAGGCTGATGATGTCGGGCTTGACGGTGCCGGCCCAGCGGACCGTGACCCAGGCCAGGGCGCGGATGTTCTTGCGGCGCGGCTGGCCGCCCTTGGCCTGGCTGTGGTCAGTGCAATCCGGCGACAGGTGCAGCCAGCCCACCGGCATGCCGCCCGTGGCCTCGCGGGGGCAGACTTCCCACACGTCGGCGATGTAGTGCTGGGCCTGTGGGTGGTTCACCTCGTGCATGCTCAGCGCGTCGGGGTTGTGGTTGATGGCAATGTGAACATGCTGGCCGGTGGCCTGTTCGTACGCCGTGGACCAGCCACCGCCGCCGGCGAAGATGTCCACGACCAGTTTGGCCGCGATCCCGAGGGTTAACTGAGGGGTCAGCATGTCACTCCTTTGCGCTAAACGTCGGCTTCATGAACGTCAGCCAGTGGGTCTTTTCGCGCTTTCCCGACTTGTGGCCAAACAAGGGGCGGTGGTCCGTCAGGGCAAGAATCTGGCTTACGGGGATCTGGACCTCGGCCCACTTGAAGATCAGCACGCCCTCCGGCTTGAGTACGCGGAAGCATTCCGCAAGGCCTCGGCGCAGATCTTCCTTCCAGTCGTCGCCCAGGATCCCGTACTTGGCCCGCAGCCAGGAATCCAGGCCGGCGCGCCGCAGGTGTGGGGGATCGAAGGCGACCAGGGAAAACGAGTTGTCCGCGAACGGCATGGCGCGGAAATCCATGTTCAGATCGGGGGTGATGCTGAAAGCGCGTCCGTCGCAAAGCGTGTGTTGTTCGCTGCGGATATCGCCAAACAGCGCGCGCTGGTCGCCGCGGTCGAACCACATCATGCGGCCGCTGCAGCAGGGGTCGAGGATTGAGGCCTCCATGTCACTCCTTTGCGCTGGTGGTGGGCTGGGCGGCGCTGGGCAGCGGCAATGCAGCGCCCCGCCGGTTCCTGGCTTCCTCCACATCTGCGTGCAGGGCGCGGAATGGCACTCGGGCGCGACAGCGCTGGAGCGTGTACCCGCGCCGCGCCATGAACCAGAGGAAGATGTCGATCACGTAGCATTGGCCCGTCACCCAATCGACGCTCCGGGCATACTCATGTCCATCCACATTGGTGATCTGGTGGATGGTTTTGAAGACTTCTTTCTGGTCGTGGAAATCGCGCAGCGGCGGGGGCAGGTACTGAAGGCTTTTGAGCCAAACGGTGGTTTGGTCGTCCATCACTCGTCCCCCTTGTGCTGCTGGACCTGGGCGGAGTCCAGATAACGCATCTTCCAGGTCGGATGGAATGGCACCGAGAAATCGTCGCCGTCTAGCCGGACCAGGATATGCGGACCACGAGACGATGTGATCGTGCCCTGAATGGCGATGCCATTACCCGAGTATTGGACGCGCGCGCCCCGTTTGGCTGGTACGCCATAGGTGTCGCGGATGTATTGCAGGCTCATACCTCACCTCCTTTGCCCTGCTGGGCGGCGCGGTCGATCTGCTCCTGTACCCACGCGCGCATGTGTCGCCACCGCATTGCCGGCGGATCGTCATGCGCAACTCGGACAGTGGCGCGATGCCTTCCGTACTCCGGATAGTGCGGGCGCACAGGGCCGCAAATCTCCACGTAAACCCACTCGAATTCGGCGAACGCTTCGTCGTTCTCGTAGACGACTTCCTGGGCCATACACGGCGCAATTCCGAACGCATCGGCGACTTGGTAGTAGTCCTCCGGGTCCAGCTTCGCCAGGTCGATGCCGCGGGCGGCGCCAAGAACGCCGAGCGTGCAGAACTGACCATCAGCCTTCAGTTCGTGAGCGATCAGCCGCTTCTCGGGCATACCGTCCAGACTGGCCGCCAGCTCCCGCAGGAATGCCTGGCCGCGCTTCCCGCGCAAGGCGCTCGCCACCATCCCGCGCCAACGCCCGAGCGACAGGGGATCGCCGCTACCGTCGTCGTTGTATCCGCTGCGGCTCATGCCTCACCCCCTTTGCCCTGCTGGGCGGCGACAAGATCGACCACTGCGTCGAACTGTTCCGGCGTCGGGTACTGGCCCACCTCGATGCCGACTTCTCGGCTCGCTTCCGCCATGAGGGCGTAGCCGTTCTCCTGGTCCGCTGCCACCTTGCGGACGGTTCGGTATCGCCCCGCATCCCGCGCATCGTCCTCCCCCTGCACGCTGAAACTGGCGCTCTCGGCATCGAGAACACGCTGCAGGGCATCGGCGGCGCCTGCGCAGTCATACCCACGTAGCAGGCCTACCGCGCCGGTCAGCTCGAAGCGGTCGGACGCGCTGATGGTGAAGCGGGGCGGGGTGTCGTCGGCAGCGGGGGCGTTAGCGCCGGCAGGGATCTCGTGGCCGCCAGAGTAGATGCAGCGCGATCCGACCCAAGCGCCGATACCGATGCCGCGCTGGTCGGGGGCGCATTCAACGCGCACCTCGCCGTCGGGGATGTAGTAGGCGTCGGCGTCCGATTTACGAATGACGGGGCTGATGTTCGCGTGGCCTTGTCGCAGCCATTCGCGGTAGATCACGACGGAATCGGTAAAGACGGGCGGGACGATACCTTCGTACAGCCAGCCGACGACAAGGGGTTTGCGGGGCGTGGGGGCGGTCATGCGGGCTCCTGTTGGGATTGCGGTACGGGCTGGGCGTCGGCATTCGCTTCGCCGAGCACCCAGCGCAGGGCTGCGGCATAGTCGCCGCTGGCGTCCTGCAGTGCGGCAAGAATCTGTTTTCGAGACTTCACGCGGGGGCGCTCGCCCATCACAGCGGCTTGCCGGCGGCTGCGCTCGTGCGGCTTGGCGTCCTTGCCGGCCGCCACCAGTTCGGCCACCTTCGCGCGTTGCTGGTCAGGTTCCAGCTTCGCCAGGGCCTTGGCATGGGTGAGGGTGATTTGGCCGCCTTCCACCGCATCCTGAACCGCCTTCGGGCTATCCAGCAGTGCCAGGGTGTCGCGGACCGTGGTGATCGTGCAGTTGTAGATGACGGCGATTTGATCCTCGCCGCGGCCGAGCGCCATATGTCTGCGCATCTTTTCCGCACGCCCGAGCGGGGTGTCGGCGGTGCGTGCTTCGTTCTCGCTGGCGATTGCGTCCAGGGCGTTTTGCCGCTTGCCCTGGTAGACGACACCCGGGACTTGCCGGGGCGGCTCGCCCCGGGCTTCCCGCCACTCATTTGCCAGCATCGCGGCCTTGACCCGTTGGCGGCCGAACACCACTTCCACCGCACCGGTTTCCGGGTTCTTGGATACGGCGACGGGTTCCAGCACGCCCTGGTAGTCGATGTTGCGCGCCAGGCGCTCGTCTACGGGCAGGTGCACGCGCTCATCGTAGAGCGGCGAATTCGGGTCGCTGACCAGCACCAGGGCATCGGGCTGGAAGAAAAGGACGTTCGTTTTTCCGCTGGCGCCATAGGCGTCAACACTGTTCTTTGCCATGTCGAAATCCGCGGGTGAGGTTAGGAGAGGAAGTTGAAGGGGATCCATCCGATGATGGGTTTCTTGGTGGCCTTGCTGATGCGCGGGGCGCCGCTGGCGTCCCGTTTCTCGCCCCTTGCCATGACTTGAAGCCGGGAGGTTCGATGGTTGCGCTTGGCGAGGGCGATGTAATCCCGGGCGAATTGGGGCGCGTCGAATGCTCCGGATACCTGCACGGGTTTGGCCTTCGCCAGCAGGTAGTCCGTCTTGACGTCGATCCAGTCGGTCTCATCCGATTCGGTCAGACATGCCCGGGCCTCCTTCGTCATCGCCGCCACGTGCTTGCCCCACGCTTTGCGGGCGGCTGCACGGGCGATCGGTTCGGTCATGCCAAATACACAAAATGCAGTCATTGCCGTGTCCTCACAGAATGGCGCGCAGCAACCAGGCCAGCATCTGCGGGCCAAACAGAAACACCGCTGCCAGCGCCAGGCTTGCGGGCCATGCCCACAGGGGGATGTCCGCGTCGTTGCTCCAGTTGCCTTTGCCGGCCAGGTCGCGGGGTGCGATGAGGTCGGCCAGCTTGCTGGCGGTGGATTGGGCTTTGTTGGCCGGCGCGGGGCCGCGAGCGGCCGGCCGTGGGGCGGTCATTGTTCGCATTTGGGCTTCCAAGGATCTGAGGCGGCATGTCGCCGCGCGATGTAGTCACCGAGGGGGCCGACGATCAAGCCGGCGACGGCGAAAAAGGACAGCGCCCAGGCGAGCGCTTGGGGGATAGTCAGCATGGCGGGGGCTTAGGAGAGCGAGCCGGTGAGGCTCAGGGACTTACGTACGAGAGGAAAGCCGCTTTTGCGCCGGCGGCTGGGCGGCGCCGGCTCGCTCTCCTAAGGGCTGCGCGCAGCGCAGGCCGAAGCCACCTGCACGACAGTTGGATAGAATTGATTCGGGGTATTAAAAGAAGAGGCAGGAATGCGCAAAAAACATGTAGCGGTTCTCGTGATGGCTGTGTCGTTTGCGCTTGGCGCAGCAGCTATGTTCTATAAGTCTGGTCAATCGACACCGCTATCCGAAGATGATCTGAATCATTGCAAGCTCGTATCGCTTTGGGCCAACGGCACCATGAGCTTGAGACAGGAAGGATTCAGCATGGCTGAGTTGATGGATCTGTCTATTCAAGAGGCGGATCCTGACTTAAGACGTATTCGGCAGAACAACATCCAGTTGGCTTACGACCAACTGCAATACCACACACGAGCGGAAAAGGAACGTGCAGTTTTGGAGTTTGAGAATGCTACGTACCGTGCCTGCTTGAAGGGCCTAAAGCGCTGAACAGGGCCGGGGTTATCGTCGCCACGCCCGGCTGGGCGTTGCCTGGCGCGCGTGGCGCCGGGCACACAGAGTCCCGGGGCGTTTGCCCCTGGGTTGTTCTGTTTCGCCCGCTCCATTGCTGGTTACGGGCGGCCTCGGTTGTTAAAGAGCGTTGACACATCTCTATGTCGTTGAGTGAACTATACACATCGAGATTTCCTAATGTCAAGCAAGCTATACGATTTGGGCGCGCGTGTTGATTAGTTCTCTGTGCGAGGACGAAAAAAAACCGCCAAACTGGCGGTGTGCTGTCGAGTTGGCTGGGCTAGCCGCGGCGGTAGTACCGGCGGTGCTCCATCATGGTGCCAATAATGGTCAGTAGCTCGCGATCACTGTACAGCGTCGGGTAATCATCGTTCAGCGGGACCAGCTCGAATACATCATTGCCATTGGCGTCCAGCCCGCGGGGGCGGTACTTCTTGAAAGTAGCCTCGTAGCCGCCATTGCGAGCGACGACAAAATCCCCTGGCTGGGGGCAAATCTCCTGGTCAACGATGATTCGGTCGCCAGGCTTGAAGTCCGGGTACATCGATAGCCCAGTGATCTCCAGCGCAAAGGCGTGTTGCGACAAGTTCATGTCGGTCAGCAGGTACTCCACGGCTTCTCCCGAGAAGGCGGCGCCTATCTCAGTTAGCTCGCCAGCCTGTACGTAATTTATAAGTGGGACACGGCGCGACCCTGCGGCCGCCGGCGCCACGTTGTTATCGAAATAGGGCTGCTCAGCTACTTCGCCGCTGCGCTTCGGGCCTTTCCCCGAACCCAGCCAAACCGGATTGACGCCCAAGGCTTGCGCCGCTGCCAGCAGGTTGTCTGCTGTCAATTCCTTCGTCGCCCCAGTCAGCCAAAGGGAAATCGCCCCGCGCGAGACTTTCACGCGCCGGGCCAGCTCCGATTGCGATATTTGGGCGTCGGCGAGTGCGTCTCGCAGGCGTTCTTGCAGTGTGCTCATGTTTAGCAGATTAACCGCTTGATTGTTTAGTATGCTTGCCATATCATTTGTCAAGTTCACTAACCAAAATCGGAAGTGCAAGCCGATGACTAAACAAGAAGCCATTCGGGCGTTCGGTAGCGGCGCGGCTCTCGCGCGGGCGCTGGGGTTGACGCGTGGCGCGATTTCACAGTGGCCGGACGTGCTGGACCAGCGGCGGGCCGACACGGTAAGCGGTGCGGCACTCCGCCTGGGGAAGGCGATTCCTTGTGAATCAAGCCACGAGGCGCCCCCCCGAGCGCTTGCCCGGCACGCGTAACGCGTCCCTGACCATTCCCGGCTCCCATTCGTTCTTGTGTGTCCGCAATGTAGGCCATGGCCGGCGGCACCGAAACCCTGAAACACTACCCAATTCAAGGCCTATGACCTGCCGATACACACAAATCGACCCGCACGATGCGCTGTACAACGCCGTGCGCCGTACGCCCGGGGGCGTCGAGGACCTGGCTGCGTTCTTGACGGCGCGCCGTGGTGCAGCCATCCACCCCGAAACCTTGCGTCAACGCTTGCGCCAGGTGAAGGGGCAGTCCATGTCCCTGCCGCTGGCCGAGCTGGCCACCGAATGGATGCTGGAGAAAGCCGGGGGCGACGAGTACGCGCGGGACTGGATCATCGCGCTGGCCATCCGTCACGGCGTGGCCGCCAGCGTGCTGCCGCCACCGCTGCAGCATGACGACGAGGTGAGGGCGGCCCGAGACAAGGTTATGGAAATGTCCGCCTTGAACGGCCTGCTGTCGGCTGTGGCGATCGAGGCCCTGTCCGATGGTGAGATTTCCGAGCAGGACGCCTCGGCCATCGTCGCGGAGTGCGACAAGATCATCCAGAAAGCCCAGCGGCTTAAGCGGAACGTGGTGCGCGGTGCCGGCGTGCCTTCGACGGAGTCGTACCAATGATGGTGCGCGGTGCGTCGGGCAACGTGGTGCGCGCGCGCGTGGCGCCGGGGGCGGGGAAGGGCGGGGGCTTGGCCCGCCTGGCGGGGATGCTTTGCCAGCAGGCGCTCTTCCAGCGCTGGGTAAGCGTCGTCGCCGGCCCCGCCCCACAGGGCGTGTCGGCGCAGGACCATGCAGCGGAATTCGTGCGGCTGCGTTGCCGCGTCGACACCCGCGCCCAGCTGGACCATGACGCCCGCGCCGCCTGGCGCTTTCACCAATGGGTACGCCGGCCCTATCGGATGTGGGCGGAATACCATGGCTGAGAACACGACACCCGTGACGCGCCTTCGCCTGCTGGTCCAGGGCTACGAGTTGCCGGCCGAGGCGTGCGTGCGCGCCATGCAGCTGATTGCCAGCCAGCGCCGGTTTTTCACCGACGCCCACATCGGCGACCAGATCGAGGGCGACATGGTGCCAGTGAAGCCCTGGCGCGGTGCCACGGCCCGCGGTGCCGCATGGGTTGCAGCCGAGACCCTGATATGGGAGGCGTGGCGTCGCAAGGAAGTGCGCCAGGTTCCTACGCGGCGTGCCCGCCAGCTGTGGCAGGTGATCCGATGATGCGCCGCACGCCCTTGACCCGCAAGGCGCCCATGAAGCGCGGCGAGGCTTTGCGTTCGGCGGTCCCGATGATGCGCGCCACGCCGATGCCACCGCCCAGGGCCGCGATGAAGGCCCGCAAGAGGGGCAAGAAGCCGCCCAAGACCATCTACCGCAATCCCGCCCTGCTGGCGCTCGCTGAGGGAGAGAACTGCTTGCTGCGCGTGCCCAAGTACTGCCAGGGCGGTACGGATAGCACGGTGGCCTGCCATTCCAACCGCCTGCGCGACGGCAAGGGGAAGGGCATCAAGGCCCACGACTGGGCTATCGCCTTTGGTTGCAGCGGATGCCACTGGTTCATCGACGAGTCCAAGGCCCCGCTCGAATTGAAGTTGTCCTATTTCATCCCGGGCATGCGCCTTACTCGGCTGCGAATCATCGCCATGGGCAAATGGCCCGAGGAAGCCGAGCGGGGGTATCAACTTTTGTATGGAGGGGGCGACGCCCTATGAGCACCATCGTTATGTCGGCCTGCTGGCCGATTCAGACAAAAACTCCGGTGCAGAAGGCCGTGCTGATGAGCATGGCGGACAACGCGAACGACGAGGGCGTTTGCTGGCCGTCTGTTGCGTACATAGTCATGCGGACGTGTGCCGGGGAGCGGACCGTTCAGGATGCCATCAAGTGGCTGATCAAGCACGGGGCTATTACGGCGTCCGGCCGTTCGGGTCGGTCTACCGTCTACACCGTAACCCCCGCGAAATTCGCACCCCCGCAGGATTTGCACCCCCGCAGC